GTTTCCCCGGGCGGGGGCGTCGGTTCGGTACCCGGCCGGGGTCCCCGGGTCGGGAATGGCACAAACCCCCCGAGGGACCCCGCACGTCCCGGGACGGGAGGCCCGGGACGCGGGCACATGAGAGTGCCACCGCCTGAAAACGTTATCGGGAACGGTTGCCCGGGTCCACCACCGGCCTAGGTCCAGGTCCACCCGGCGTACGGGTTGACCCCCTGCCACACGCGGGCCTCTAGTTCGGCCCGGATCGCCTCGGCCGCCGCCCCGTCACCCACGGACACGCATCGGTCCATGACCGGTTCCAAACACACCCGGGACAGGCCGGGGAACGGCGCCGTTTCGAGGTTGCGCCTCGGGTCGGCCATTAGGTGGCCCGGGTGACTTTCTGCCACAACTCCCGCAACACCTGTTGCCGGGCCTTTTGGGTGTCCTCACCGGTGCCCGGTTGGGTCACGGTCATTTTGTCGGTCCAGACGCGTTGCATGAGTTTTTCCATGCGCGCCCAATCGTCTTCATTCATTTCGGCCCCTACTCCCGGAATCCGAACGTCATTCACGTTGTCGGCCCACCCGGCGTACGGGAGGCCCCAATGTTGCTCAAACCACGCCAGGGGCACGGTCCCGATTTTCCCGCCGGTGGGTACGTCGGTTGACCGCACCTGCCCCCCGCCGAGGGACACGGCTATGTGGCCGTAACCCTTGGACCCCCCAAGCCAATAGCACATGGCGCCCCGGGGTGGCTTGGTGTCCCCCTTGTGACGGTCCAGGGCGTGTTTCCACGCGGTGGCCGCGTCGGGAAACAGGGCCGCTATGTCCGCCCGGGTGCGTGACCATTGCAGACACATGCCGGGCGGGGTGTAGGTGGCCGATTGTTCCGCGCTACGGGCGGTGCCCTCGGCGTCCCGGACCATGGCTAGGCGTCCGGGTTCACCCGACCGGCGCGGGCCGATTGGTTGCCCTCGGGGGCCGCCTCGGCCTCGTCGGGTGCCTCGGGGTCACTCGGGGCGGTGGCCTCGGTGTCCTGCGCGGCCGGTTCCTCGTCGGCCCCGGGCGCCGGTTCCTTACTCGCCTTGCGTGTCATTGCCGCCCCCCTCGGTGTCGGGCGCCTCGGGGTCCTGCGGCGTGGGGGATTCCTGATTCGGGTTCTCGGTTTCGGTGGTTTCGGGCGTCGGTTCGGTCATGGTCGGTTCCTTTCACAGAGTGTTATCGGTGATTTCCTGCCCACACGCGCCGCAATAGACGACACCCGGGGGGTTTTCCTCGTCATATTCCAAGGTGATTGCCATTCCGTTATTGCCACACTCGTCGGTGTGACAGGTGGCCGTGAATTCCGCCATGGATACCCCTTACCCGGCCGCCGCCGCACTCGTCATTTGGACGGCGGTCCAATCGAATTGAATAGTCGCGGTCAGGGGCGTGTTATCCGCATTCCGGGCGTTAGCCGTAAACCCCGACGCGGTTACGGCGGTGGCCACCGCGTAAAAGTTGGAATGGGACGTGATATTCGCATTCATAATCGGCGGTTGCGTGAATCGGCCCGCCGGGAATGTGACGGCCGCCGTTCCGAGGACGGCGGCATTTACCGGGACCGCCACGCGCCCGGCGGCCTTAGAAAATGGCACCGAGACAAAAGGCCCGGGGGTGGACCCGTCTAACCGGTTGGCCAGGGCGGCCATTGCGTCGTCCCCGTCCATAACTCGGTCGGTTCCCACCGGGAATGGCAGGCCAGTGCGGGTGGTTTGTGACCCCATTAGGCCACCTCACTTTCCAATGTCGCGGGATTGGCCCACGAATTCCACGTGTCCCATGTGACCGAATTGGGAATTTGATTCCACCGCAAAGTGGCGGGAACGTCCATCCATCGGCCCGCCCGGGGCAAATTCGGCCCGATACACACCCATTGGTCCCACATGCCGTTGGCGTTATCCCACGTCAACTCGGGGGTTACGTCATCCCACCTCGGCGCCGGGGCGGTCCGGCAGTAGTCGGACACCACGAGGGTTAGGCCGTGGGCGCCGTAGGCCAGGGTTTCGGTCCACCCCTCCACCCACAAAAAGGCCTCGGTGGGCGCGGAACCGGCCTTGGGCAGGCCGGTCACAACGATTAGGGAATGCACGTCTAGGCCTAGCAATGTCCCGGTGTCCTCGGCCGACAATTCGGCCACGTCAACCGGCAGGTCCGAAAACACCCACACCGGAAACACGTTCCGGGCTAGGAGCATGTTTCCCAACGTTTGGGCGGCCGTCAGGTCGGCCAATTGGGTGCCCCGGGAAATCTCATACCGGCCGAACCGGGATTGGGAGGTGGCCGAACTAGCCACGTAACGGGGTTGCTCCGATCCCTCGGGGGTCACCCCGTAACCGATGGACACGAGGTTTAGCAGGCCGTCCGTGGAACGGGTCCAGGTGGGGCTAACGAGAATGTCGCACGCGTCCAGGGTGAGGCCCGGGGAGGCGTTCCGGCGGTGTTCCGCGTCGGCGTACAACGCCACCCCGTCCCGGGATTCCCACACCACGCCTAGGGCGTCATCGGCCACCGCTTGGGATAACGGGAGGGCCGCTTGGGAGTCGACGTCCCGGGCCAGGATTTGCACCGTCCCGGGGTCGGTGCGGTTCGGGTCCATGGTTATCCCGGCGGCCGTGAAAATGCGGTTAATCCGGGCGCCGTCCAATTCCAACGGCCAGGGGGTATCGCCCACCACCCGGCGGCCTAGGTCGGACAGGACCCCGGCGGCATTCACCTGCCCCACGAGGGAATCGGGGGTGTTCTCCCTCGCGTCATCCCACCCGTACGCGATATCGGTAATTCGGCCGTAGAACCGTTGCCATTCACCTAGGGGCGTGGCCAGGAAAATCCCGACACCGGCGCCCACCTCTAGGGCGTCCGGGATTACGTCGAATTCGGTGTCCGCCGAAATGTCCATGGTGATGGTGGACGCCTCGGGTTGGTCGGTGGGACTGCTGCGGCCGTGGCGGATTTCCACTTGGTCCAAAAGGCAGGTTATGTCGACGTTTTGCAGGGCCTGTTTCGCCAATTCCAAGTAGTCCACCGACACCGGCCATGCGGTGGACCCGCTAGGCCCGAAATAGTTGACGTACGGCCCCACGTAGCCAAATCCGGCCCCAATGGTCTTGGGGTCGATAACCGCCTCTACCGTGTACGTCCCGGCGGCGGGCGCCCATACCCATGTGCCCCTATCGACCGCATTTGCCCCGGACCAAAACGGCCCGGTTTGCGCGGCCAGGGGCGTGGTCCCGAAATACATTCCCGGGATAATCCACATGGGGCCGTCCACGGTGGTCCGGGCGCGCACCCGATAGGCGGTGGCCGCCGGGTCCCGGGCAATCGGGGCCGCCGCGTCCCGGAATAGCCCGGCCGAGGACGCATGGGGCAATTGGGACACGGCCAAACCGGGGGCGCCCCATACCCACGCGGTGGAGTTAATCCCGGCAATCCACCCGGCAAGGTTGGTGTCCATGCCCGGGTTGGAATTGACCGGGTTGCCATACACCGGCGTGGTCGGGTCCGGGTAGAGGACCACCCGGGGCGTGCCGATCATGACCGCACCAAGCCAATCCGACGGTTGTGGCCGGTCAGAATCCGGTTAATCTGCCGGGCCACGGCCTCGGGGTCCAGGGCGCCGGTCACGTTAATCACGACGGCCCCGACCGGGGCGGCGCGGACACCCGGGGCAGGCGCGGCTAGGCCCCGAGTGTCCGCAACCCCGGACACGGCCCGCGCGGCGGTGGCGGATGCGGCGGACCGTCCGGTTACACGGGAAATCACGCCGCCCAATTTCCCTAAACTCGGGACTTTGATTTTGCCTAGCCATGAAATGAGGGACCGCACCCCGCCAATAAGGGTGTCGATAGCGGATTTGGCCGCATTAAACGGGGCCGCCAAATCGACCGGCTTCACAATCTGGCCAATCCAATGGATAAGGGACCGGGCGGCCGACACCACTTTGTCAATTGCGCTTTTGGCCGCGTCAAATGGCTTGGTGATTATGTCTTTAAGGGTCCCGGCAATGGTCGAAACGCGGTCCTTAACCCCTTGGAAACCGTCCTTAATCCTCTGCCAATTCTTGGCAATCGCCAGGACCGCTAGGCCAATCGGGCCGGACAGAATGGCAAGAATGGTTTGCCAATGGGACCTAATCCACGCCAGGGCGCCCGAAATGGTGGTTTTGATTGCCGAAAAGGCTGCGACCACGACACGCTTAATAGCGTTCCACACGGTCACGGCGGCGGCCTTAATGGCATTCCACGCGGCCACGCCGACCTTTTTAATCGCGTCGAAATGCTTAACCACGAGGACGATAACCACGATAAGGGCGGCCACGGCGGCCACGATTAGCAGAATCGGCCACAACATGGCCGCCTCCGCAATGGCCGCAATGGTCATTGCGACATTGGCAACCATGATTGCGGCGGCCAGGACCCCCACCGCAATAGCAAAGGCCATGAATAGGCGCGGGTGTTTCTGAATGAATCCGGCCACGGTGGCTAGGACGGTTGCCAATTTGGCCATAGCGGGCAATAGGGCCGCCCCGATTTCTTCCTGTGCCTCCCCCATGGCCACTTTCATGCGGGCCATTTTCCCGGCGGCCGTATCTGCGGCGGCGGCGGCCGAACCGCCGGTTTGCTTGGCCAAATCGGCCATGATTTTATTCATGTCCCCCGAGGCCAAGGTGGCCTCGTCCAGGGTCGGCACGAGTTTCTTTAGGGACGCCGTGTTTCCGCCGTAGGCCTTGGCGATTGCCTCGGAAATGGATTGCACGTCCTTGCCGGTGGCAACGGAGGTGTCCAGGGCAATGGCCAGGTCCTTTTGGGCGGTTTCCACGTCCCCGGAACCCCGGGCCAGGGCCGCCATAGCGGGCCGCAATTGGTCATCGGCCACGCCCGTAGCCTTGGCCATTTTGTCGATATATTCCTCGGTGGCGTCGATTTGGGCTTGGGTGGCGCCGGTCGAATTTTTGAGGCCTTGGGCCAGGACGGCCGCCGCTTGGGCGTCATCGGCCGCCGCGTTCCCGGCCGAGATAGCGGCGGCGCCGAGGGCCACGAGGGCGGCGGCGGCGGGCACGGCCGCCGCTTTAACGGCGCCCTTCACAGACTTAAACGAGTCGGCGTATTTCTTTATCCCGGACTGTGCCTTTTCGGTGTCCGTCAGGACCCGCACAACTAATTCAGCGGTGGCGGCCACGACGTTTCACCTCCCGGGATTGCCGGTCTAATTCGTCAATTACGGTTGCCAAAACCTCGTCCGAAACGTCCAACCAATCGACGTATGCCGTTTGGGTGGCTATTGCGATTTGGACGATTAATCGGTTTCGGGAACCGGCGGGGTAGGGCGGCCTAATTCGTCCTCGGCCATTTCGTCGGCCCGGGTGTCGGTCACGGACAACACCGACGATTCCCACGCCTCATACGTAACCCCGTTAATGAGGCCCTGCCTACGGGCGGCCGACCACGAAATAAACGTCAGCCACTTAAACGGCGCCTCATCAAACTTGGGCCATTTGTGCCTAATCCGCGTGGATTCCCACGCCACCAAATCCCGATTATCGGATTGCACCTCTAGCGGTTCGGTCCCGTCCCGGATTACCCGGATATGCGGGGCCACTAGCCGCACCTCTGTGGCCATTACGCACCGTGCACTTTCTCTAGTTTGTTCTCGATTTCTGCGGTGTACGCCTCCACCACTTGGTGGGTGGACGCCTCCAAGGCGGGCCGCAGATAGGGGGACGCGGGGGTGTTGACGGTTCCGTATTCCTGAAATCGGCCGTACCGGATATCGGTTCCCACCGTTATTTCGGTGTCGGCCGCGTCGGCCCTAATCGACCGGGCCAGGGCGCCGGTGTCCACGGGGGCGAGAGATTGGGCGCGGGTCCTAATGGTCTGCGCGGCCCTATCTCCTGCGGCCCCCATATTCCCCAAATCGTCGGCCACGGCGGATAGGGACCGGTCTAATTCGTCGGCCCCGATAACCTCCGTGGTTTGGGCGGTCACGCCACCTCATCCTCGGCCATGACCGCCGCGCCGCCGCCGTAGGCGTAGGTGGGCTTTCCGACAATCGAGAATTCGAAGTCAGACACCATGGTTTCGCCGGTGGTGTCCCCGCCGAAATCGAGGGGGTCCACCACGAGTTTGCCGGTGGCGGTGGTGCCCGCGTCCGTGTTCGGTTCGAATGTGAAATCCATTTGTTCGCCCGCGTGGTCCTGTGACAGGGCAAAGAATCCGGCCGCGTCGGCCACGTCCGTATCCATGTTCCCGCCGAGGGAATAGGTATAGGACACGGCGCCGGGGCGCACGGTCCCGCACAACTTGGTGGTGGAGTCGCCCTCGTCCTTATCCGCCGAAATGACGGCGTTATTGACGAGGCAGGACACGTCAATGGGTGTTCCGGTTTGGCCAATGGAAAGGGTCCCCGGGCCAAGGGGGAACACGTCCGGTTCGGGAGGTGTAACGCTCATATTCGGCCCCTAACTAATCTCTAATCGGAACCGCAAACCGGGCATGGTTTGTCGGTCGGCAAATGCAATGGACACCGGTTCGGCAAACACCACCCGGCCGAGTCGGACGAGGGCCAACCCCACCGTGTCCCGGTAGGAATCCCCGTCGTCCACGGTGGCCGGGGCGTAATCCCCGGGCAGGGTTACCAACACGTCGTATTGGTCCTTTGCCAGGGTGCACAAAGGGCCGTCGTACGTGGTCTGAATCCACCTCGGCCACGCGGCCCCGGCGGTGGCTTGGTCGGGGGCCGAGGAATAGGCCGTGAGGCCCACAATGGCCCCGAGGGCGGCCACAATGGCGGCCCGGGTGGTGGCGGGCCGGTCGTTGGTTTCGGTGGCCGCAAATGGCCGGGCGAGACTCACGCCAACACCTGCCGCC